ACCTGCCACCACTTCAATTTAACAGGAGATAGAAAATGAAATCACAATCAGACATAGCAATCGAATCATGTTATTTGATGGCGCGTGAAAATGGCATTCACTCAAGCGACTTTAAGCAAGGTTTAATTATTGGTCATATCAACGCGCTTTACTTGTTCCGCGAAAAGACTACCTCTGAACTTGATTTGGTTAAAGAAGAACTTAAACAGATATTGGGGATAGCATGAAAAACAAATTACTACCGTGGCTAGGTGCATTGGCAGTATTCGCGCTATTCGGTTTCGTTGGTCACCTAGATTTACAAGACCAGCAAGCAGCAGAAGAACACGCAAAGCACGTTAAACAGCTTGCACGTATCGAAGCAGCAGATCGCAAGATTGAGCGTGATTACTTGATGGCTAAGGCTAATTGGATGACTAATTCGAAAGGTATCAAATGAGCGATGGAATAAAGCCAGTTGCATATATGTTTGATTGGGCGCTTGAAAGAGATGATGTAAGCGTGACGCCACCAGAGCAATTAGCACTTAAGAAAGTTATTGAGCCGTCAAATGTTAGACCTTTAGTTTTCATGTTAGAACTAGAAAAACTTCAAGCAGAAAATAATGAATTGCGTTTAATGCTAAGCGGTGCAGCTCTGCAAATTCAGGCGATGCAATTATCTTATGAAGCATTAACTAATTCAAAGGGGATGAAATGATAAACAACGATGACGAATTTGCATTCCCAATTAAAGAACCAAATACTAGCGATATTTTCGGCATGACATTGCGCGATTACTTCGCAGCTAAGGCATTAATAAATGCCATTGGATCGCCACAAGAAAATGCAGAATGGGCTTATCAAGTAGCTGATGCAATGCTGGAGCGTCGTAAATCATGACTACCCAAATTCCCCGCAAGACCAAGCTAAAATGGTTTATCGAAGACTGCAAATGGTCTTTAATAAAATTTAAACGTAACCTTAGAAGGCTTTTCAAATGAGCCGAATCAAATCACACATCTTTGATAGTTTAGTTGGCGATATCGAAGATGGAATGGCAAGCCAACAAATTGAATATGATCAACTACACGAAAACAAAGTAAGGAAAGAAAAATGTCAATCGCAACTCTCATCATCGGCGAATCAGGTACTGGGAAATCAACAAGCCTGCGTAATATCAAGCCAGAAAATACCCTTTTAATCCAAGCGGTAAAGAAGCCGCTTCCTTTTCGCTCTACAGGTTGGAAGCCAGTTGTTAAAGGTGAAGGCGGATCAGTATTTTGCACCGATAACAGCGCTCACATGGTCGCAGCGATGCGCAAGACAGATAAAGAAATCATCATCATTGATGACTTTCAATACGTGCTTGCAAATGAGTTTATGCGCAGAGTCACAGACGTTGAAACGGGCAATGCAGCATTTGCTAAATACAACGAAATTGCGCGTCACGCTTGGGATGTATTGATGGAGGCAAGCGCCCTAGCTGATAACAAGCGCGTCTATATTCTGAGCCACACAAGTACAGATGACTTCGGCAAAACAAAGGTAAAAACAATCGGCAAGCTACTGGATGAAAAGATTGTTTTAGAAGGATTGGTGACGATTGTACTGCGTACAGTTGTTGCGAATGGAAGCTATTTTTTCTCAACTAAAAATAGCGGATCAGACACAGTAAAAAGCCCCATAGGTTTATTCGAGTCAGATCAAATTGAAAACGATTTGCAAAAAGTTGATTCTGCTATTTGCGAATACTACAACATTGAAAACAACTAAGGAAAAATTATGTCATTCATGAACCTCGACACGACAGCAGCAAAGCAAGCAGACCAGCAAGGCCGCTTTATCAAAGAAACAGGCAAGTACAAAGGTAAGTTCACTAAAGCAGAAGCACTGACAGCCGCAAGCGGCACAACGGGCATTTCATTTACTTTTGAATCTGATGACAAGCAGGTTGCCAATTTCAGCATTTACATTCAAAAGCAAGACGGTGAAAAACTGTCTGCGTACAAAACACTTAATTCAATCATGGCTTGCATGAGGCTGCGCACAGTGTCGAACCCTGTCAACGGAAATGCAACTAAGTACGATTTTACCACAAAAACAGACATCACTTATCAAGCGCCATTGTTGCTTGACTTGATGAATAAGCCTATCGGCGTTGTATTGCAATCATGCGAATACGCAAAAGAAAAAGACCGTGTGCCTACTGGTGAATATGGTTGGAAGCTTGAAATTCAAGGCGCGTTTGAAGCCGCAACAGAGTTGACAGCAGGCGAGATTTTAAACGGCGCAACAAAGCCAGAAGTGCTTGGAAATATCATTGCAAATCTCAAAGATAGACCGCTGAAAAAGAGCCAAGTCACAGCACCAAGACAGCCGCAGCAAAATCAAGGTTTTGATGATATGGATGACAGCATTCCATTCTAACGGGACTATTTATATTATTCCTTTCGTGATATTATGTATTATTATCACGGAGGGAATATGAAATGTAAAACATGTAATTGCGAAAAATCAGAAACAGAGTTCTACGCATCAAACAAGTCAAAATGCAAAGAATGTACAAAGATAGCAGTTAGAAAAAACTATAGAGAAAAAATAGATCAATACAAGATTTATGAAAAATCTAGGGCAAATCTTCCTCATCGTGTAAAAGCCAGACAAGATTATGCAAAAAGCATTGCTGGAATTAATGCGGGGAATAATGCCAAGATAAATTGGATGAACAAGCACCCAATTCAAAGGGCAGCAAATATTATAGTTGGTAATGCAGTAAAAAATAAAAAACTTTTTAAGCCAAAAAGCTGTAGTAAATGTGGCAATGAAACAGATAGACTTGAAGGACATCATGATGACTATGCTTTCCCTATGTCGGTAAGATGGTTATGTAGTAAATGCCACTATGCATGGCATAAATTTAATACGCCATTGAATGGCGATTCAGATTAATCTAAACAAAGGAGTGCGGTAGAAATACCGCACTAACACACATGAATATTTTTATCGACCTCGAAACCATACCTTCACAAAATCCAGACGTAAAAGCTGAGTTTTTGAAATCAGCGCAAGAAAACATCAAAGCACCTTCAACGCTTACAAAAGAGCAAGCCGCTATCGACTTGGGCATTACCGACAAAGACGAGATTAAATTTACTAGCAAAGATTCAATGCTTGCCAAGTGGGTAGAAGTAAAAGGCGCAGAAGCCGCAGTATTGGCAGCCGATGAAGCATGGCGCAAAACATCGTTTGACGGTGGGTTAGGGCATATTTGCGTTATTGGTTGGGCTATTGATGATGAACCTACACAATCAATTTCTTGCGGAATTGCTGATATTTGCACGGAAAATATTATGCTTGAGACATTTTCAAACATCATCAATAAATTATGCGCAGAACGCCCAAATGAGCGGCCACGTTTTATAGGTCATAACCTGATTGAGTTTGATTTACAGTTCCTATTCCGTCGTCACGTAGTTTTAGGAGTTAAGCCTTCTCCACACATTCCATTCAATGCACGTCCTTGGGATGATTCGGTATATGACACGATGCAAAAATGGGGCGGTCAGCGCGGCAATAGCTTAGATAAGATCACTAAGGCTTGCGGCATTGAAGGCAAGGGCGATATTGACGGGTCGATGGTATGGGATTATGTACGTGATGGACGCATTATCGAGGTTGCCGATTATTGCAAGCATGACGTGGAAATCACACGCAACCTTTACAAACGAATGACTTTTCAGTGAGCCAATCCATGAATAACCAAGACATAGAATCATACGTAAAAGACCTAGTATCAAAGCCAGAAGTTGTCCCGCCTCGCACATATCGCAAAACTGGCGAGTTAAAAATGGATCGTGCAACGCACAAGATAACATTGACCGTTGCCGCGCAGATCGTGGCGGCGAGTTTCATCCTATTACTATTTCGTGAGGTTGGTATGAATAAAGATAATGCAGCAAAATGGATTGCCCTTGGTAGCGCAATGCTTCAAGGTAAAACAATTCAAAGATTAGATAAAAGAGAATGGGTAGATGTTTTGAATTTAAATACCATATCATACGATCCTGAGTCGTATCGAATCAAGCCAGAGACAAAAAAAGCATGGTGTCGGATGGTGTTGCTTAAACCAGTTTTAGGATCAAAAATTATTGATATAGTGACTACTAGTGAAGGTGAATCATATTATACAAACCATGTTAATTTTATCCGATGGCTGACAGATCGAATTGAATTTGAAATTCCAGAATGACAGAGCTTAGTAGGTCTGAATATTGGGAAATCGTGTTTCGATTGCGTACACGTAAATAACATGTAAGATAAATGTAAGCGGTTCCTCTTGGGGAGAGCGTCAAGTCAAACTCCACGCTTAGCAAGATCGGTAATCAGTAAACCGATGCCGCACAAATTTACAACAGTTACAAAATAATGCTTGATAATTTTATGGCGATGAACATATAATTATTCATCTTAACTAACACAATAAAACCATGAAACAAGACAAAAAAAAACCAGTAGGCGCACCGCCAAAGTTAAAAGACGGTCGGGCGGCTCACTTGTACTTAGATAGCGCAACGATTGAGAAAGCCAAGCAAATAGGCGGATCAACAAGCGCAGGAATCAGAATTGCTGTAGGCGCGTATGAAAAAGCGAAGTAAAAAGTACGTTCCAAAAACGGTTATTCAAAACCCGCTTAACTTTATCATCGGCGGGTTGAAAAAACCAGACGGCAACGCACTAGTGGAAATCAAGGTTAAAAACCATTTAGCAATGACAAATCTATGCCAAGGTATCGGAACAAAAGACGACTTCGATAAATTGGCTGGTATGTCAAACATGGCGCTAGTTTTAACGGAGCAACACTTCGACAATCAGTATCACGAAATGCTTTTAAAAGCCCGTGACGCACTTCACGACATCGGCATGAGGTTTCGTAAGCTGAATGTCTTTGTATTGCGCGGCGATGAAATGCAAGCGATTAACGAAGCAATGGAAGTTCACGATGCACAGTTAGAAGCATTGCGGGTAATTGATATTGAACGCGCTTATGACGAAATCCAGCGCAGATTGAAGCATGGCATTAATGTTGTGAAAATTAAGGAGATAGCATGAGCGATATACAAAGATTAGGCGGCGATTCCATGCTTTTTGAGGATAGCTTTGGCGATCTAGTTAAATACGACGATCACGCCGCGATTGTTGCGCTGCTAGAGACTGAGCTAGCAGAGGCAAAGAAAGATATTGAGCGCAAGACTTTGGCGCTTAAAAAAATAGCCAAGTGGCACGATGAATTTCCACCGTCATGCCGATTCAATGAAGACGGAACACAAATGAGTTTTGGTGCTGCGTTTGGATCGAATGGGCAACGTGATTATATGCGCGGAGTTGCGCAACTAGCCATTGACGCAGCTATAGCATCTATTCAGGATAAAACATGATTAAGTGCGTAGTTCCAATTTCAGGTGGTAAAGATTCACAAGCTTGCTTGAAATTGGCTCTGCGCGAATTTAAGCCAGATGAAATATTGGGCTTGTTCTGTGACACAAAGTTTGAGCATCCTTTGACTTATGCACACGTTGAAAATATTGGCAAATTGTATGGCGTTGGCATTACAACTTTGAACGCTGGAACTGTTGAGGAAAAAATCAGGAAGTACAAGAGATTCCCAGGCGGAGGATCAAGGCATTGCACCGATGAATTAAAGATCGTTCCAGCAAAAAAGTTTTATAAGCAATTAGCTGAGCAGCAAGGCGGATTCCAAGTGTGGATGGGCGTAAGGTCGGATGAGTCGCCAGAGCGAGAGAAGCGATACAGAGGAAAAACAAACACGCAATTGATGCCACCGAATGAGTTTTTGCGAAAGTATCCAAAGTATTTAGAAAAGTTAGGCGTGATGTTTCGTGTTCCAGTAATTGATATGTCAAGAAATGAAATATTCGAGATATTGAACGGTGAGCATAACCCGCTGTATGACCACGGGTTTGATCGAGTTGGATGCTTCCCTTGCCTAATGGGGGGGGATTACTGGAAAGAAAAAGCATTCGGATTTGATGAAACAGGCAAGAAGCACAAGGCAATCATGATGAAGGTTGCTGAGGACATTAAAAAGCCAATTTGGACAAGTATCGGCGGCAGTATGCGAAACAATCCAGATCAACAAGATTTATTTACTGGATGCGCGATGCCGCTATTATCGCTTTTACAGAGTCGATTGATATTGATTCGTTGATCGTTGATCCTGCAACCGCAAGTGATATGTCAAACGAATTAGCGGCGGCCGTACTTGGTGCAAATCCTGTTGCACTTACTTTGATGACTTCGAAGTTTAGCGGGAATATTTCCAATGCTTATGCTACCTACTTCGATCAAGGACATCTCGATCTAACGTATTTAACGCATAACTTACAGCTACTTGTAACGACAATCGCGTTACTTTCAGATCTTCACGACTTTAGTTTTGAGTCGGTATTATTGACTGGCAGTATTAAATGTTTGGCGCAAGAGTTCCCCGATATTTACCCTGATGTAGATGTAACTCAGGTAACGCGCAACTTGATCGTCACTGAGTAATTTGCTCGACAAGTTTAACGTGATTTGGCGGCACTAATGTTTTATGCCGATGTTCTTGGTATTGAATAAATACTTGTTCCATAGCTTTACGACCCGCAACTGATTGAATAAACATTTTCAATCCTTGCGGGTTTTTTGTACATCGTAAGAAAGCCATTCTAGTTGGTCATCATCTAATGACAGTCGGAGGTAATTTGCGACAGGATTAAACGTCAAAATATCACGGATTGAAATTCCATTCCGTGCAATGTATTCCGAAGCGAACACCATTCATTTATCGGCTTAGTGCCTTAGATTAATAGCTTTTAGCTGAAAAGAATAATATACCCTCAAGACTTTTAATCAAGGATAAAATCCATTTTCTTTTATCCAATCAATTAACAAATTCCGCTCTATTTGGACTTGCTCACATTTTTCTGCGAGTCCAAAAAGACCGATTTCAATTCGTCCAGGAAGTCGTACTGTCTCGTCTCCATCAGCTCCTTTGGCGCTTGCGGTTTCGGCAGTGTCGGCAATTCCGCTACAAACGGTTTTTGGCATGCGCAAGCCGTCACGCTTAGCACTAGCAAGCCTATCAGACAGTGTTTTAAGCTGATTTTCATAATCTGCTACCACCTTTCTATTGGTTTCTGCTTGTTGCAGCTTTAAACGCTCAATATCAGCGTTTCGCTTGTTGATTGCGATACGGGCTTGCTCTGCATATTCAGCGTGAATTTCACCTTGCCATTTCGTTTTATAGTGATTAACACCAAACGATGCGCCAGCAATAAGCAAGCATCC